TCTATACAATACAATATATACATTCAACTCGCACTAGCAATGTTGAATGGGATGCTGCACCACTCTCTGGTACAGGCATATATAGATCAAAATCGACGATGAGTAGTAACTGGTTTACTAACAATTCACTGACAATAAAAACCAATATACCATACTCTAACTTATTAGACTTCTACGGCAAACTACAATACAGAGCAGTACCATCAGCATAAGTGAGGTGAAATCATGATATCCTTATCAGAAGTAGAACAGCAATTAATTTATATTCTTGAAGGGTCTACTGAAGGTTCCACGCATGCAGACCTAAAAGCCTATACACACCAGGAGTTAGCACAGTATACACATGCTGAATTATCTGCCGGTGGTGGAGAGATGGTACCACCTATAACTAGAATAGGATACATGATTAGTCTCCTAAATGGTGGTTCTACAGATCCAGAGTATTTATCAAGAATAGAAATGTACCTCTCTTATATTTATCATAAAATCATTGGAGAGGAATACCCAACAATAACACACTGTCCTCAACCTCTATCCAGAACCGAGATAATATTATTTTGTATTCTCTATGATATAGAATTAGAAACAATGGGTATAGATAGTACAAAACCATTATCAAGAATTGAGGATTTACTTATACGATGGAAGGAGTCATTCAATGAGTAGTATATTAGAAGATGTTGCTAGTCAGTTAGGATATGACTCCACTAGCGATATAGATGCACCATTATTAAAAGACATGATTATCCATGTTAATATGGCGATAAACAACCTACATCAAATGGGGGTTGGTCCAACCGAAGGTTTTGAAATTACAGGTACGACTGAAACCTGGGAAGATTTCTTAGGAGAAAACCATACCTTATTAAATAGAGTTAAGGTTTATATTTACTTAAAAATAAGGGTAACTTGGGACACCCCTACAGGAACCGTCTTGCAAGCTTTGAAAGAGGAAATCAAAGAGCAAGAGTGGCGTATAGTTGAAGAGGCTGATACTAATAATAACATATTTTCCTCTTAAAAGGAGCTGATAAACCATGAGACTGTCAAATACAGCAGTCCCAAAATACTATGGACAATTTAGACAACAAGTAATTGCAGGAAAGATACCGGTATGTGAAAACATTGCTCTCGAAATGAATCGAATAGATAGATTAATTGCTGATGATCGATATTATTATGACCCAGAAGCGACCGAGTGCTGGATTAGATTCTGTGAAAACGAATTAACCCTAACTAATGGTGATGATTTATTCCTACTCGATACTTTTAAGCTTTGGGGAGAGCAAGTTTATGGATGGTATTATTTTCTAGAAACACAAGTCTACAACAAAAACACTGAGCAATGGGAAACAAAGCTTGTAAAGAGAAGACTTACTCAGAAACAATATCTCATAGTGACCAGAGGTAATGCCAAAACATTATATGAGTCATGTCACCAGGGATATGGACTTGTTGTTGACCCATCGACAACCCATGGTGTTACAACGGCTCCGACATTAAAACAAGCAGAAGAAGTTTTATCACCGTTAAAGACCGCATTGGCAAGGTCCCGAGGTCCTCTATTTAGATTCCTAACATTAGGTTCCTTACAGAATACTACTGGTTCGTCAAAAGATAGGAAAAAACTATCAGCTACAAAGAAGGGTATTGAAAACTTCTTAACAAATAGTATTCTTGAGACAAGGGCAATGTCAATACCAAAGTTGCAAGGTTTACAAACCAAATACAACACAATTGATGAGTGGTTATCAGGCGATATCCGTGAAGATGTTATGACCCCCCTTGAACAGGGTGCATCGAAGATTGCAGATTGGCTCATTATATCTGTAAGTTCTGAAGGTACAATCCGTAACGGTCCCGGAGACGATATCAAAATAGAGCTTAAAAAGATATTAAAGGGCGAGTATGAAGCACCTCAAACATCTATCTGGTGGTATTGCCTTGATGATATAAAAGAAGTCTCAAATCCAAAGTTATGGCCAAAAGCAATTCCGAATTTGGACAAGACTGTAAGTTATGAGACTATTCGGCGAGATGTTGAAAGAGCGGAGAATTCACCATCTACTCGAAATGATATTTTAGCTAAAAGATTTGATATTCCTATGGAGGGATATTCATATTTCTTTAGATACGAGGAAACACAACCCCACCCTTCCCGAAACTTCACGGGTATTCCTTGTGCTCTAGGAGCTGACTTATCAAGAGGAGATGACTTCTGTGCCTTTACATTCATGTTCCCTATGTCTTATGGGTTCGTAGGAGTTAAAGCCTTATCATTTATCTCTCAAAGAACCTATGAAGCTCTATCACCTACCATGCGTGATAAGTACAATCAATTCATAGCAGAAGGTACGTTAGTTGTTATGAACGGTACGGTCCTTGATATACCTCCAGTATATACTATCGTAGACAAGTACATCAACGATAACAATCTTGACATCAGAGCAATGGGATATGACCCATATAATTCTGACGCTTTTGTACAGAACTATGTAATTGATTATGGACCATACGGAGTTACAAAGGTTCCTCAAGGTGCTCGAACTGAATCAGTTCCCCTTGGAGAAATCAAGGCACTTGCAGAAGACCGCTCACTCATCTTCGACGAAGAAATAATGAAATATTGCATGGGAAACTGTATTGTAATAGAAGACAATAACGGAAATAGAAAGCTTTTAAAGAGCAGAAAAGATAAAAAGATTGATAACGTAGCAGCTCTAATTGATGCATACGTTGCATATAAAGAACATCCAGACCTATTTGATTAAGGAGGATTAAAATGTTAACAATTACAGAAGCTTTAAAAAAACTACCAAAAGACGATGGGTTGCTCCCGATAAGCGCATGGGAGACTAAAGAATTCATTGGATTCAACATGGGGTTTGGAGGACGCCCTTTGATAAATAGTTCCTCTCATGTTTTTAACAAGAAGACTGGAGAAGACTTAGGTATGTGTTACTCAGCCACTCAGCTAATTGTTGGAGACAAAGAGTATCCATTGGATGATGCTAAGTTCATACCGCCTGAGCAGATTCAGGCAGCTATGAAATATTCAAAATAAATAAAGAAAGGTGTGAGTAAATGAGTTCAATAGTTGATAGGATTAGACGTGGTTGGTCCGCGTTTAGAGGCAATCCTATAGAAATTCCACCTAATATCTATCAATCAGCCTACACACCGGGCAACAAAACGGCGGTGTTTGGGGTGTCAAATATTACTTCAATAATAACGACAATCTACAATCAGATAGCCGTTGATACGTCGCAGATAGATTTTAGACATGTGAAATTAGACGAAAACGACAATTATCTTGAAACAATTGATGATAATTTAAATCAGTTGTTCAAAACACAGGCTAATATAGACCAAGCGGGAAGAGCGTTTATTATAGACATTGTAGAGTCACTACTAGACGAAGGTTGCGTTGCATTAGTTCCAACGTTTACATCAAGCGACCCCCTACTTAGTGATTCGTATGATGTCTATAGTGCTCGAGTTGGTAAAATCATAGACTGGTATCCGCAACATGTAAAGATACAGGTTTATGATGAAGAAAAAGGTTGTAATAAGGATATTGTTCTACCAAAGAGAATAGTTCCAATTATTGAGAACCCCTTCTATTCAATTATGAATAGACCGAACTCAACAGTTAGCAGGTTAAGATGGTTAATCCAGCAAATCGATAAGCTCAATAACCAATCAGCAGAAGGTAAGCTGGACATCATACTTCAAGTGCCTTATTCTGTTCGAAATGAATCAAGGAAGGACTATGCTGCGAAACGAAAAACTGAGATAGAAGACCAGTTAGTAAATTCAAGGTATGGTATCGCTTACATTGATTCACAAGAACACATAACGCAGCTTAATAGACCTGCTGAAAATACCTTATTAGAGCAAGCTGACCGAGTTACCAAAGAATTGTTTAATCAGTTAGGTATGACTGAAAACATATTTAATGGTGCTGCTAGCGAAACAGAACTTCTTAATTACTATAACAGAACAATTAATCCTATCTGCTGTGCAATTGTAGATGCTATAGCATGTAAATGGTTAAGCAAGACTGCGAGAACACAGAGACAATCTGTTATGTACTTTAGAGACCCATTCAGACTCTTACCATTGAATACTATTGCTGAAGTTGCTGATAAATTTACTAGAAACGAAATCATGTCTTCTAATGAATTTAGAGCTAAACTTCCTTTAAAACCAAGTAAGGAAAAGAATGCTGACAAACTTCACAACAGTAATCTTTATGACAAATCTGAACCTGAAGAAAGTCCCGATTCAGAGCCAACTGATGGTGGAGGTAATGAGGAAGAGTTAATGCAGGCGATGGCTGACCTAGACACTTTTGATGCGAGCTTAGATGAATTGGAGGCTGAGTTAAATGGATAATTATATTAGTCACTATGCCAGCCCATACTATGACCCTGAAAAAGCCCATGAATACTACATGCGTACAAGGGAACTAAAAGGTAGGAAATCTACAGCTGGTTTAAATGACGAGGGTAAAGCAGCAGCAAAATATGTAAAAGAACAATTAACTTCGGAACGCAAGAAAGTTATATCTGATAAAAAAGACGAGCATACTAATATTAACGAATCATACAAAAATCAAATGCAGTCTAAAATCGATTCGTTGCGAGACAAATTAAAAAGAATGTCAAAGTTTGAAAAGAGAAAGCATAGAGATGCAATACAAAACCAAATAAATATGCTACGCGAAGAAAATAAATCAAAAAGAAAAGAATTATCAGAACAATTGAAGAATTTCAGAACTGAAACAAAAGAATTATATGATGAAAAGTATGTCTCAGAATTAGATAAAATAAGGTCAGACTCAAAATTTATAAAAATACCAAAGAAGCGTAGCAAGAAAAAAAGTACTTCTTAGAAATGGAGGTATAAGTAATAGTGGATGAACATATGAAAAATTACTTAGCTCATCACGGTGTTGCCGGACAGAAATGGGGTCAGAGACACGGACCTCCTTATCCACTAAGTAGAGACCCGGCCAATGCCAAAAGAGCACAAGCAGACCACAAAAAGAACAAAGCATCAACAAAAACATCAAGCAGTTCTCCTAGAGTTTCTAGAGGTACAACTCCATCCAGCATGCAAATACATGTTATGAAGGGAATTATATCCGATAGAAAGTATAGAAAAGAATTAGCAAAGAAGCAAAAAAGAGAACAAGAAGAATACGAAGAGGCTCAAAGAGCTGAAAAAGCAGCAGCTGTTAAAAGGCGAAAGTATCTTGAAAAAGAGGCCAAAAAGGGTCGATTAACAAGGGATGAGCAGGAAGAATACACAGAATTAATATGGAGCGATAAGCGTCAAGCTGAAGCCGAGGCCGCTAGACAGCAAGCTCAACAGCAAAAGTACAAAAACGCAATGAGCCTTGTTTCATCAGCTGCGGTTATGACCCAAAAAGTTGCATTGGCTGCTGAAAGAATCGGTTATGCGAGAAATGCACTATCAATGCTTAGTGAAAAGCAGAAAGATAGAAATCAGGCTCTAAAGATTAGGAAGATGGAATTAGATACTGATATTGCAAAAACCAAGATTAATGCTGAAAAAGATGTAAGGAAAGAAGAAGTTAAACAAAAAGGATATTTAGATCAAAAAGAATTAGACTATGAACTTAAAAAGAAGAAAGACGACATATCTAACAATAACAAAAATAAAGACTATAACAAAGACTATTCAAAAAGGGTAGATACAAAAGATAAAAGTCTAAATGAATGGGCTACACCTAAAAAATTATGGCCTAAGAGCAGCAAAGATGGTTCGTATACAACCTACAACAAAGACAAAAAAGAATGGTCTATAAACAAAGATTCTATAGACAAAAATTCATTGTTTACAGTTAGCAAAGATAAAAAATATACAACATGGAATGACGTAGACATATTTGCTAAAAACAAAGATGGCTCATATCAAAGAAATGACGTTATTACTGATTATAGAAGAAGCCAATTTACTCAAAAGACTATGAAAACAAAGTTAAGTTCAGCATACGCAGACTATACCAAATCTAAATATGTTTCCTATGCTGATTTAAAACCATCAGTCAAGAGCATAAAAGTTTCAGAAAGTAGTCTAAATAGAATAAAAGAAGCTCAACAAAGAAGAACGAGAATGGAAGAGATTGCTAGGCAGAAAGCAATGACCCAGGCTCTCCAAAGAGATTTCTTAAATAGTAAGGGTAATAAAAAGGCATACTATTCAATGAAATATCCAATGGGACATTCTATGTTCCTAAGTCCTGAAGAGCAGATGCTATTATATCTCGCTCATCACGGTGTAGCCGGACAGAAATGGGGTCAGAGACATGGACCTCCTTATCCATTAAGCAGAAACCCTGCTAATGCTAAGAGGGCAAGAGTTGATTACAAGAGTAATCTAGGTAAGGGTATTGCCATTACAGCAGGTACATTGCTCGGCCTTGCTAGTGTGGCTGGAATTGCATTAACAACAGGGTATATTGTACCACCGGTTGCCGCATTAGTAGGTCCAGTAATGGGTTCTTTAATAAGTCAGGAATATAAGACCGGAAAATCGAGAAGATTAACCGAGGAAAGGGACGAGATAGCCAAAAAACAAGAACTTAAAGAGTCCCCAGAGCAAAAAGAAATACGAAAGAAAAAACAGAAGGCGATATTTGATGCTCAAGATGAATTATATGCTAATTTTAACCCATTGGAATCAACCAATACCGCAAAACTAGAGTATAGTTCCACAACCAATAAGCACTTACAGAAAGCTCTTGAGATAAAAAAAGATACCAAAATTTCAGAGGTGTTAGGTTCTAAAAATCAAGAGTTAGCTTCAAAAACACCTGAAAAGATTTCACATGGTGTAAATCCAAACTATTCAAAGGTTGCAGCAGGATATCATGATAACTGTCTAAAATGCTCTTTAACTATGGAAATGAGAATGAGAGGTTATGATGTACAGGCAAAAGCGTCAAGGGCATCCGAAATAGAATCAACGTCTCAGCAGTCAACTCCAGGTTTAATGGCTCACTTTACAAAAACACCAGACATCTATGCATACTCAAAATTTACAAGATCTAAGACCATAATTAAAGAAAAGGACTTCATTAATTCTTTGCCTGATGGACGTTATATGGTAAACGGACCAACAAATACTGGCGGTGGACATTCTATCTATGGTATTAAAAAGGATGGAAAAATAACATATTATGACACACAGTCTAATAATGGAACAGCATACAGCTTCTTCAATGCTGCATCTGGAAAATCAATAGGTAAAGAATTGATAAATAATTCAACCGATAATTTTGCAGTCGAATTTATTAGATTGGATAACCTTTCTGAATCTGATTTCTATAATATCTCAGATTATTGTGAAAAATCAAAATAAATAAGGGGGTGTAGAAGTGGATACAAACATGATGAACTACATTGCACATCACGGCACTCCTGGACAGAAATGGGGTCAGAGACACGGACCTCCATATCCACTAAATCCTAACCCATCAAAACAAGCCAAGCTAAAACGCAATAGTAAAAGCTCTTATGCAAAGTTATACAGTGGGGATAGACCATCCGTAAGAACTTACAAAGGCAATAGTGAACAAAGAAAAATAAAAATAAAAATGACCGACGCTGAAAAAGAAAAATTATTTCAGTTAGGAAAGATGACAAGAGTTTATGCTCAAGCTGCTAAACAATCTAGGAAAAATGCCGCTGCTGGTGAAACGGCCTTAGCTACAACAACTGACATTATTAATGTGACAAAGTTTATTAATAATTCGAAACATCAAGCAGGTGTCTATGAAAACAAATACAAGAAAGCTGCAAATGCTTATAAAAAGTATCATAGCGAAATGCAGAAAAAGTATGGAAATGAGAAAGTCAAAGACATCAAGTATGATGAAGAAGGATATATAAAAGCTAGAACTGTTACTAATAAAGAAATAGCTCGAAAGGCATTATTGGCAACTGGCTCTGTAGCACTAATGGCTGCTAGTATAGGTATATCAACTGGTTCAGCATTGGCAGTAGCTAATAAAGCAAGAAAATTAACTTTAACAGCTGCTAGAAATATGGGTAAAGCCGCTGCAGCAGGCGTTGTGGATGAGGGAATTGCGAGAACTGATGAAGTTGGAACAGCAGTATCTAGAAATGTTGATAAAATCTCAAATACTGCATTGGATTCACTTTACAACTACACAAACAAGACTCAATACACACCTAAAAATACAGGAAATCTTAGTAAATCTATGCTAAGCTATGTTCAAAATACTGGTAAAAATCCAATGGATACCACACCAAAAACATATGTTACTCCTGAGAAATCTTGGACTAATGTTGCGAAGGATATGTCAAAGATGTCTGGAAAAGATTTGGCAACCGCTGCACTATTAGCCACAAGTTCTAAATCACTAGGAGCTGTAGCGGGCGCTGTAGCCGAAGCTGGTGGTAGTGGAGCTGCTAAGGAGCTATTGGATAGTAAAGGAGCTTTAATAGACATGGGGTTAGGTATTGCAAAGAGTGCAATAGTTAAATAAAATTTCAAAATAAATAAAAAAGGAGGATTGTAAAAAATGCCAAAAGCAGATTACGATTTTAGTGGTTGGGCCACAAAGAACGATTTAAGATGTTCGGACGGTAGAATCATTCGACATAATGCTTTCAAGGTAAACGATGGACAGCAGGTACCATTGGTATTCAACCATGTGCATGGAGACCCATCGAAAGTCTTAGGGCATGCTATTCTTGAAAATAGAGACGAGGGTGTCTACGCATACGGATATTTTAATAATACAAGAGCTGGACAGGATGCTAAAGAAGCTGTAAAGCATGGTGATATTAACGCGCTTAGTATCTGGGCTAACAATTTACAGCAGGCTGGTTCTGAAGTACTCCACGGTGTAATCCGAGAAGTATCTTTAGTGCTTGCTGGGGCTAATCCTGGAGCTTTTATAGAATCAGTTGTTGCTCATAATTTACCTATGGAAGATGGTGATGACGAGGGAATATTCTACACAAACGAGTTTATTATCTCTCATGCCGACTCCGAAGTAAAAGCAAACAATGACAAAAAAGAAGAAAAGAAGGAGGAACCAAAGGTGGCAGATACCAAAGATACTAAACAGTCCGGTTCAGATGAACCAACAGTCGGCGAGGTATATGAAACACTCAATGACAACCAGAAACTTATGGTAGATATTTTAATTGACGAGGCTGTAAAACAGGCCTTAGAAAATAACAAAGATAAAGGAGATGACGACGTGAAACACAATATTTTCAATTCTTATGAAGAGGAAGAGTACGATGGAAATGTACTTTCTCATGCAGACATGGATAACATTCTTTCAGCAGCTAAAAGAGGAAATTCCCTCAGAGACACATACAATGAGTATTGTGCAGTAAATGATATTCAGCATGGTGACGAGCATGGTATTGTTTATCCTACCGGAACATCAACATATGGCATCAATGATATGGATATGTTGTTCCCAGATCTCAAGAATGTTACAAACACCCCAACATGGATTTCTAGAAGAATGGAGTGGGTTGATGTAATTCTTAAAGGAGTTCACAGAACACCATTCTCAAGAATTAAATCACTCTTCGCAGACATTACTCAGGATGAGGCAAGAGCAAAAGGTTATATTAAAGGTAAGCAGAAAGTTACAGAAGTATTCTCAACATTAAAGAGAACAACAACACCTACAACTATTTACAAACTTCAGAAAGTAGATAGAGATGATGTTATTGATATTACTGACTTTGATGTAATTGCTTGGATTAAATCTGAGATGAGAGTAATGCTTGACGAGGAAATCGCAAGAGCAATTCTTGTTGGTGATGGAAGACAGTCTACAGATAACGATTATATCAACAGAGACAACATAAGACCTATTGTGTCTGATGCAGACCTCTTTAACGTTAAAGTTGGAATTAAAACTACAATCCCAACAGATGTTTCAAACCAGACAGCAATTGATGCATTTGCTAAGTCTTTCGTAAATAGTGTTATATTTAACTATAGAAAATACAAAGGTTCCGGAAATCCTACAGCATTTATGCAGGAATCAGTTCTTTCTTGCCTCTTACTTGCTGAGGATGGTATGGGAAGAAAGTTATATCCTACAATGGAAACTCTCAAGACAGCTCTTAGAGTTAAAGATATTGTAACTGTTGAAGTTATGGAAGGTGTAAATATTACATACAAAGTAAATACTGAGGATGTAACTGGCGAAGTAATGTGTATTCTTGTTAACCTTAATGACTACAATGTTGGTGCTGATAAAGGTGGAGCTATTTCAATGTTTGATGACTTTGATATTAACTTCAACAAGAACGAGTACCTCATTGAGACAAGAATCTCAGGTGCTTTAGTAAGACCTTACTCTGCTATGACAATTGTTGCCATTGGCGAGTAATCATATTGTAACTATTCTAGGAAGGAGGTAATATTAATGAAGTTTGTTGGAGCCATTGGCTTTTGGAAAGAGGATAAAGAATCCGAAACAGAACCTTCGGTGTATAGACCAAAGGAGATTGTTGAAAAACCATACCGAGGAGACATAATTCAATACACACAGCGTTTACAACAGGCTGACCAGATGACGCCGGATGTCATCTTCTCCGCACAAATAAGTATTAACGCTGATTTATATTTAAACAAGCACTGGGAAAGCGTGGCTTATGTCTTATATAAAGGGGCCAAATGGGCTCCAACAGCCATTAATATTGACTTCCCAAGAGTTGTAATAAGTGTCGGAGGTAAGTATCATGAATCTTAACAGACGAATTACTTTTGACAAAAAACTTAGGAAGATACTTCAGGATAATGGTTTGGATGTAAATATTTACTTCGAACCACCTAGAAGTATATCCGTAAAAACTCCAAATATTCTGTATAAGTTAGACAGGTCTAAACCGATATATGGCGATAATAAGGCATATGTTGATATAGCCGAGTATACAGTTATATTTAGAACAAAAGAACCACGCTGCATAATTCACAATGATTTATTAAAGCTTGGTCAATCCTCTTTTGTAACCAAGTACACAAAAGATGGATTAAATCACTACCAATACAAAATCTATTATTAAAACGGAGGTAATAAGATGGCAATTTTAAATTGGGACGCAGAAGGCGAAAGACTATACCAGACAGGTGTAGACCACGGCGTATTATATCCTAAAGACTCTACTACAAAAGCATACCCTCAGGGTTATGTGTGGAATGGTCTTACAACAGTAACAGCATCACCATCTGGAGCAGAAGTTTCAGATACATATGCTGACAACATCAAGTATTTATCATTACTCTCAGCAGAAGACTTCGGTTTAACAATTGAAGCTCTTATGTATCCTGATGAGTTTGAACCATGCCTTGGACACACTGTAGTAAATGGTGTTGTAGTTTCTCAGCAGAAGAGACAGAGATTTGGATTCTCTTATAGAACTTTAATCGGTAATGATGTTGATGGAACAGACTATGGTTACAAACTTCACTTAGTATACAACTGCTTAGCCGGAGTATCAGAGGAAGCTGCAGCAACAGTTAATGATTCTCCAGAGGCACCAACAATGTCTTGGGAAATCTCAACAACGCCTGTAACAATTGCTTTAACTGATTCTAATGGAAAGAAGATTTACAAACCAACTGCTCATATTGAGATTGATTCAACAAAGGCAACTGCTGCTAAGTTGCAGTTACTTGAAGATGCTCTTTATGGAACAGCAACTACAGAGGCATATTTACCATCAATTGATGAAGTAATTACAATGCTTACACCCTGATACAACCACTACCGAAGAGCCTAATGAGGATGATACCAATAATACCGATAATACGGACGATACAAATTCCTCAGTAGACCCTTCAGATGAAGTAGTGGAAAACAATAATAATGGTTAAATAAATGATTTGAAAGGAGTACGAACACATGTACAAAACAACAGTCGAATATGAAGATTTTAATGGCGAGAAGAAGAAGAGGACTTTATACTTTAACTTATCACAGTCAGAATTGACAGAATTAAAGTATGAGTCAAATGGTGCTTTAGAGGACAAGATTGTAGAGATAGTAGCTACAAAGAATAGATCAGAAATGATGCTATTATTCACAAAGCTTCTCAAGATGGCATATGGTGAGAAATCTGAGGATGGCGAATACTTTATCAAGAATGAGGAAGTATACAACAGATTCAAATATTCAAATGCTTATGATGCCTTCCTCGAGAAGTTAGTAGAAAGTGACTCTGAGCTTGAAAACTTCATTAAGCATGTAATGCCTAAGAAACTTTCAGACAAGGTGGACATGAACGAAGTTAAAAAGAAAACTGAAGAATATATGTAAATATTCAAAATAAGTAAAGAAGGAGGAATGCTCGATGCTCAAGATTACAATAGACCCAATAGAATGTTGGGATGAAAAGGCTGAACGATTCTATTATTCTTTAGATAAGTCATACACTCTTCAATTAGAGCATTCTCTCCTATCTCTTTCTAAATTTGAGGAAATTACTTGTAAGGGGTTATTAAACAGAGGTGGGGAACCATTGTCTGTTAGTGAGACTAGATTATATGTTAAGTGCATGACAATTAATAAAAATGTCCCAGATGCAGTTTACGATAATCTTACAAATGAACACATAAACCTCGTAAAAGATTATATAGAGAAACAACATACTGCAACAACTGTTGTTAAAAAACCACGAAGAAGAAACACTCCTAGAAAACAAGAAGGTATAACCAGTGAGCTAATTTACTGTTGGATGGTTCAATTAGAGATACCGTTTTCCTGTGAAAAGTGGAATTTGAGTCGTTTATTAAAGTTGATTGAAGTATGTAATGCCGAACAGCAAGAACCTGATATGATGAAACCAAAGGATATCATGAAGCGAAACCGAGCTATAAATGCAAGAAATAAAGCTAGATTTTCAAAGGGTAGACACTAAGGAGGTTCTATGCTAAAAGTATCAAATACTAAATTTGTTAAGACTAGAAAATATTTCAGTGATTTAGAGAATGTAATTCACGACGAAGATAGAAGAATAGTCTTATTTGCGGAGAGAGGATT